GGGATTCTTAGATATACTCAGCGGGATCTAGTTGTATGACATAATTTATAAAATCAACTGCTTCATCCTCTTCGGTGAAGTGCCGTATAATAGTATGACCGGTATGATTAGAGGTAAAGATTAGAAGTATACTTGATCCGTCTTTATTGACGGAAAACTTGATAATCCAACCGTTTCTTACAATAGGTTGCCATGACATTATTTTAACTGAATGTCTAATATAGTTAGCTGATGGTATTGTTTTGTTCTTCATATTCTCCGACCACATAGTCAAAGAATATTTATCGATTACTCAGCTTTGGCTGTAGTAGGTGACTTGAAGTTTACCAATGAGTCAGCAAAATATGTTGCTAGATCCATAAACGCTTGAAATACATTTTTAGTGAATTCTGTTTCAGCATCAATGTATGATTTAGCTAGTTTGTTTAAATCATTGTCGAGAATGACTTTCTCAACGATTGATTTCTTTGTTGTTTGAATTGTTTCGATATAGTTAATTGGTGTGAACATAGTTATCTCCTTTAGATGATGTTAATTAATACCAGTTTTTGCTTGCATATGATGTACGATATTCTTGAAGTGTCTCTAATAGAAACTCAAAATATTCTGCTACTTTTTTCATATGTACCCCCTCTGTTGTTTTCTTTCGAAATCACGGATGTGACTTTCTAATTGAGATGCATCAGTAATATGTCTACTTCTCAAATAACTTTCGAGCCTTGATTGCCCGTATGCCTTGAAAATTCTTTTTAGGAATTTTATCATAATGTCTCCAAATTGTGTTTGAATTAGTAGAAACGATAATAGTGTTTCTACTTACATATTTATACACTTTTATACTGCAATGCAACAATTTAGAGGGTAAACTTTATAATTTGCCTATGACATGTGCCTTGTGTATCTTGCATGTGACCCATGAATTATAATAATCCTCAGTCAACAAGGCACCTCGGTTGAATATCTCTTGTGTTTCTCTATACGAGCACTCAGACCTACTGGCGCATAGGTAAAGTATCTCACGGTGAAATTGATTTGCACCGTGTTTGGCTACATCATCTTGTAGCTCTTTATTTGAACCATAATAGTCAAGCCAGTCCGATGTTACTCGGACTTTCTTGATTTTGCCTTTGGTTTGTTTGCGGCCTGATTTAGTAAAGAACTTCTTACCAATATACTTTCGGCCGTTAGATAGGTTTGTGATGCAATACACAAACCCAAATGATTTACTTATTAAATCTTCTGTAAACTCAACACCATTATAATGCCACACTATTCATCCTCATCATCATACTCCTCTGATTCAAGTATGTATGCTGAGCAGAATGGGCAATGTAATGGGTCACTTTCACAGACTTCAGGATCATATCTAATTGTGAATTCTGAATTACAGTCTTCGCAAATGTGATGTATCGATGCCATTATTCAGTTGCGTTTGCACCACATTTGGCACGTTTCGCATTAGTTAGTTTACCAAAATCAACTGGCCATTCTTGACCTGGTTGTAATTCTTTTGCATTGGCTGGGAAAGCAAACTTGATGCCTGCTTCTGCCTCAATCTGTGGAATAGGTTTACGGAACTTAGTTAAATCATTACCTAGGTTAGGATACGGTGCAATGTGTGGAAATGTCCAACCTGCAACAGCACCTGTACTGTTATTAATTACAATTTTGTAATATCCATGTGGCACTAAAACTGAATTGCCAATTACTTTATCACCAGCGCCATAGAATGCGCCAACGTATATAGTAAAAGGTTGGTTCAATTGGACTGCCCACCCTCTGACGGATGTCTCTAATAACTTCCATATTCCCCGATTTAATGATCCGGCTTGCGGATACATGTTTGTCATTAAAAAAGATTCATACTCCACTTGTGCTGACCATGATAGATCACCATCGGGTGCGGCATGCCCTTTATCGTATCCTGTACCAACGTAATCATCAGGTTTTGCACCACCTTGTACTGATTGATCCGCAACAAATGCATTAGTGCGTGGAAAACAACCAAGCGCTTTAGCAGGTTCTAATGTGTATGCAACATACGCAGGAATCTTAACTGGTGCATCATATGCCACCAAATAAGCCTCACGGCAGATTGGTTGTACTGGTTTTTTTACGGCTGCAAAACCATATGGGCTATGCACTTTACATGCATCTACAGGATTAGGTGCCCGTTGATCCCAGGCAAAGGCAGCACTACTGAATAGTGCTAGTAATATCAAAAACTTCTTCATATTATCTTTCTTATTGTGTGCAGGTTCTTGTTCTAGTTATTGTTCCATCAGGATTCTGCACTTCAGTCCATATTGAACAAATTGGTTGTACCGGAATCGGCTGTTGTATCTCATAACTACAACGTATTCCAGGTGACGCACATGTTGGTACTTGTTGTATTACCACAGGTTGCTGTTGTCTTGCAATCTCATAGCCAACTACACCACCTATTACAGTTGGTGCAACCCAAAACCATGAATTGCCACCACCATGGCGCCAATAACCATGATGATGTTGTGCTGATGCTGATATTGAAATCAACATCAACGATAAAATTAGAATTTTATTCATGCGGCTTTACCCCATACTTCTTCCCAATTACCACTCAATGCACCCTTGGCATAATCTGTGGCTCTGTTCTCAAAGAAATTGGTGTGTGTTGGTGCATTAATCATTTCTTCAACCCATGGTAATGGATTTTTCTTAACTTTAAATACACCCTTTAGACCAAGACTAATCAATCTACGATCAGCAATGTATCTGATATATTTCTTAACATCTTCATTTGATAGGCCTTCCATCGGACCCATTTCAAATGCCAAGTCAATGAATTTATCTTCTAATTCAACCATTTTCTCTGCGATAGTATATATGCGAGACTTTAGATCATCATTCCAAATCTCTTTGTTTTCTTCTATGTATGTACGGAACAACTTAATCATAGACTCACAATGTTGTGTCTCATCTACAATAGACCATGTAACGATTTGACCCATGCCTTTCATCTTGCCTGTGCGTGGGAAATTCAACAACATAATGAATGAACTAAACAACTGCATACCTTCTGTGAATGCAGAGAATACTGCAATGTGTGTAGCCGTATTTTCTTTGGTTGTATTCTGTGCAGACAAATCCATGACATAATCATGCTTGTCTTTCATCGCCTGATACTCCATGAATTGATTGTATGTGGTATCGGGTAATCCTAATGTCTCAATCAAATGTGAATAGGCTGCAATGTGTAGTGCTTCACGAGCCGCAAAGCCTAATAGCATCATGCGTACTTCAGGCTGAGGGAAATAAGGAAGATAATTATTAACATAACCACCGGCAACATCGATATCGCCTTGAGTAAAGAATCGAAATATGTTTGTGAGAAATTGTTTTTCTTCATTAGTTAGTTTATTCTTCCAGTCTTTTACATCTTCAGCCATTGGTACTTCTGTATGTAACCAATGACTTTGTTCATGCTTCAACCAGGCATCATATGCCCATGGATAGTTGAATGGTTTAAATGCATCTCTGCTGTCTGTTAATTTTGATTTAGTTTTCATTTATTCTCTTTTTTAAGGTTATTCGTACATAACTGTATTTGTATCACCCAATGCCCATTTTAAATCTGCTTCTACGGACCATTTCTTTGTTGCGACTTGAAAATCTGGCATCTTCAATTCTTTTGGATTACTACTTGGTTCAAACACAATCAATCTATTATTTGGCTGAGCAGCAAACTGCCCATTATCACACATAATGAAATTATAAGACTTGTGGTCTTCGATATCTTCAGAAAACCCTGTATCAAGTACGTTAAAATCAGGATGAGCAGAATCAACTGTAAACATATAAACACCATATTGCCAATTTCCATTCTTTAATTTAAACTTACACTTCATTGATTGTAACTGTGCTTTCTTTATAACTGTTATGTCATATGATAAGCAATCCCACAACTGTAGATAATCTAATGGTAATTCATTCTCAACAGGTTTCCAACAAAATGCATGTAATGGTAATTTATCATACAATGCACCATAGTTGTTTAGATATGCTTCAATTCGAAACGCTTGGCCTCGCAAAGACTTAATACTCACCCACCAACAAGGTTCAAGTTCACCGAAACCCTTTTTAAAGTCATAAAGAAATTCTCTACGAACAAAGCATTTAACTACGGGTAAATTTGCTACTATGTGCGCCATTTATTTTTCCATTAATTCGTTTACAAATTTTAATAATAGTTTGTGATGTGTGCCATTATGATACTTGCCATTCATCCAACTATAACTATCATACCAAAATTGTTCACTCTCTGGATGACAACCAATTAGACCTATTCTATTTTGTATGATAGCCATTGCATCACCATTACTGTATGTTGCAATGATTTTTTTATCACCATCACCAATCAATGCACAACCATCATACCAAAACATATTCATAGGTTCATCACACCATGTTATGCTCATATTCTTAGCATGTGGCCGTCTTGTATCAGTATCAGGTCTTTTTAGATACTGAACTGCTTCTATATTATCTAGTATGTTAAGATATAGCGATGAAGCCCAATAAGCGCCCATACAAATGCCAAGATAGCGACCGCCAGATTTGATATATTTCTTGACCTCTGAACCATTGTACTTGAACAGAGTATCATAAGAGTCCGCATCACCAAAACCGCCAGGCACAGCCACAGCGTCAACATTATTAAAAAATCCATCTTCTACCTCGTTCTTTGAAAATAATTTGAAATGATAGTGATCATCAAGTGCTTTGATAATGCCATTACTAGATTGAACCGAACACTTTGGATCGTATACAAACAGAGCAATAGTTTTCATTTATACAGCAAATGAAGATCCGCAACCGCAAGTATGTTTTGCATTAGGATTACTAATAACAAATTGTTGGTTAAACTTTTCAGTTTTAAAATCAACTGTTGCAGTATCCAAGTATTGTGCTGACATAGCATCAACAACTAATTTTATATCATTCTTCTCTATAATAAAATCATCTTCATTCTGCACTTCATCAAACGTGAAACCGTATGTGAAACCAGAACATCCACCACCTTGTACAAACATTCTTAGCAATAAATTTGGATTGCCTTCTTCTATCATTAAATCTTTTATTTTACTGAATGCGTTATCTGTTACTTGTATCATTTTAGACCTTACATGAACATTTTAATTGATAATCTTGTATTGCTGCTTTGATTGCATCTTCAGCCAATATAGAACAATGTATTTTTACTGGTGGTAATGCTAACTCAGAAGCTATTTCTGAGTTACTGATTGTCGAAGCCTCATTGAGGGTTTTACCCTTGACCCATTCTGTAACCAAAGAACTAGAAGCTATTGCAGAACCGCAACCATATGTTTTAAATTTCGCATCTGTGATAATGCCATCTTCCACCTTTATCTGTAGTTTCATCACATCACCACAAGCTGGTGCACCCACCATGCCTGTGCCAATATCTTCTTCATCTTTACTGAAACTACCCACATTTCGTGGGTTTTCATAGTGATCGATTACTTGTTGTGAATATGCCATCTTTTATCCCTCGCAGGCTAAACAAACTTCTTCAGTCACCAACGCTTTTAAATCTATTTCTTCAATGATTTCACGTTGAATCTTTTTAGATACCTTATCTGCCTTACCAATTTTCTCTGAACGGCAATAGTACAAAGTCTTTAAGCCTTGTTTCCATGCTTGAAAATGTACAGCGTGTAGATACTTTACATTAACATCTGGTCTAAAGAACAGATTAAGGGATTGTGCTTGGTCAATGAAATCTTGTCTGTGAGCTGCGTGATCCACAATCCATCGTTGGTCAATCTCCATACTCGTTTTGAATATGTTTTTGGTCCATTCATCAAGAAATTCCAAGTGTTGTACTGATCCGTCATTTGCAATGATACTTGACCAAACTTCTTGATAGTCGAGCTTTTTGTTTGCATCACATGCCTCTTTGATGAATTTATCTAAGAACTTGTTTTTATTTAAAGACGAACCTGAGAGAGTATCTTGTCTATATGCATTCGCACGATAGGGTTCAATCGAAGGAGAAGTATTGCCCATAATAATAGAACTTGAAGCATTAGGAGCAACGGCGAGCATATGACTAAAACGCTTCCCAGTACCACTAGCATCAGGCGCTTCGCCACGTTCTTTACCCAATTGTAAATTTGCATCATCTAATTTTCCTCTGATATGTTTGAACATCTTAATGTTAGCACCAGTCGCTAACGCTGATTCCCATGGCATATTGTTTTTCTGTAGATAGGCATGAAATCCTAAAGCACCAATACCAATAGAGCGTTCACGTTGCGCTGAGTATTTTGCTCTTTCAACACCACTAGGGGCATTATCAATGAAATACTGTAACACATTATCAAGCATCTCAGCCATATCTCTTAAAAATAGTTTATCATCTTTCCAATCATCATAGTATTCTAAGTTAACTGAAGACAAACAACATACAGCAGTACGGTCTTTGTCAGTTGGTAAAATAATCTCACTACACAAATTACTTTGTTTGATACTTAGACCAAGTTTCTTTTGAAACTCAGGCATCATGCGGTTACTTGTATCAATGAAGTGTAGATATGGTTCACCTGTTTGCATACGCATTTCAAGTACACGTTGCCATAAATCTCTTGCAGATACAACCTCACGCACCTCACCATTGTGTGGGTCTTTTAACTCCCAATCATCATTTGATGTTGGGTCAATCATAGCCTTTTCAATCAAACGCATGAAATCATCTGTGATGTTGATGCCATGATGTAGATTCAGGCAACGCATGTTAGGGTCGCCTGTAGGCTTTCTCATTTCTAAGAAGATAAGAATATCGGGATGAGAAATATTAAGATAAGCAGCATAAGACCCCCTCCTTGTCCGCCCTTGTCTGTATGCCAAACTACTAGCATCATAAGTGCGAAGATGAGGCATAACACCAACGCTTTTATCATCTGAGGATCTAATACCAATTCCAATTCCTACTCCTCCGCCCAGCATACTGAGCCAATTTACTTCCGCCAAACAATCGACAAGGCCTTCTGCGCTATCGTGTAGATAAGGTAAAAAACATGAAATAGGAAGGCCACGCTTGCTACGCCCAAAACTGAGAATAGGAGTAGAATATGACAGCCAATGCTTACTGCTATATTCATACAATCTTTGCGAATGTTCTTTGTTAGAGCCAAACGCAGATGATACATACGCAAACCTTTCTTGTGGAGAAATTTCATCTTCTTTCATGTAACTTTCTTTAAGTCTCTTTAATCCTAATTCATCAAAGAGATTATCCCGAGAATAGTCTACCCTTATACCGTTAACGATATCGTCCATCTTTACTCCAATTGTTATTGTTCTGTGAATTCTTTTGCCATAGGAAATACTGTGGCAATAACTTCTGCACATTTAAGTGCTATGTCTCTGTGTTCTTTTTGTGTGCCGTTCGCTGAGCGAAGGGAG